GTGACCATCTGAATGCGCGCGTTCTCGGGCAACGGCCGGTGAAGAACCATCGGCCATGAGACCGTTCGCCGGTCGCCGCGTCCACGCGTGTAGATGGTCATGGTGAGCAGATAGAGCGGACGCGGCCGTCCGTTTTTGACGCGCCCCAGGTCGCGAGGCCTGATCGAGACCTGGCCGTTAAGCGTGCCGGTGAGCGCCTCATCCCAAGTACCACCGCACTGGATTTGATTGACGATGCGGCAATCGCGGTATCTGTGATCGCGCTTGCGCAATATTGCGCCGGAGGCAAGGCATCTTTTGCGTGCCGCCTCATAGGCGAGGATAACGGCATTGTAATTGCCCCAGAAGAGCCCGCTGTTCTGCCGTGCGGCCTTGACTGCGGACCGCCTCCGGGCCTCGATCTCCCGCATAGCGGTCGCCGAAGCGGCACGTGCCGCCCGACGAGCTTCCTTGACCTTGGCCCACGCCTCTTTGGCAGAGGAAGACAGACGGGCGATTTCGACGTCAAGTTCCGGTGTGGGGACTTTTGCGCGGCCCTGTTTGCGTGCTCGTTTGCGGGCTTCTCTCGCTGCCGTCAGATCGGAGGCAATCCGTTCGGCTTCGGCCGTAGCGGCGGAGGCGATAGGGTCGTTCTCGGCAATGGAACGCACCGCCATCACGGTCTTTTCCTCGATATCGACGAGCCGGTTCCAGAGGTCGATCATGCGATCGACCTCTTCCTCGCAATCGGGCCCCCAATCGAGCGGAGGAAGGAGTCCGTAGCGATAGGCGAGTTGTGTTGTCATAGCCGGTTCCATTTCGGTCCCGGTTGCGCCGCAACCGATGGCCTCTGTATGTTTCTGAGGTAAGTCATTGAAAGATTTGGTGGGCGGTGGGCGGTTTGAACGCCCGACCCCTGCGATGTGAACACTTTGCACCCTGCCGCTTTCTGCGATTTTCGTCCAATCACGTTTTCCATTTGCGCCCCATTCAACCCCTATTCGTTCACGGGCTTCGGTTCAGAGCGACCGGCGAGCGCTGTGCTGATCGCCGATCCGGCTTTCCGCAGATAATCTGGGCTGTAGCGAGCGTAGGTCCGCTCGGTCACTTTGGTGCTCGTGTGCCCGAGATATTGGCTGATCTCGCTCATGGGGACTCCGGCTTCGGCCATCCATACAGCTGCGGTGTGTCTCAGAACGTAGGGTGTGACAAAAGAGAGGCCGGCACGCTCGGCACTTCGCTGCACACTTCTCTTGATGGATTTGACCGGCTTCCCTGCCCATTCGATGACGTAATCGGTGAGAGCGCTTTCGCGCGCCCGGCGCAAATCGCTTCTGAGAACATCTGGGATAGGAACTGTAGCGCGCCCCTTGCTCGTTCTGTCTCGTGCGGGATTGTCCAGGTGTGCAACCCCACGCAACAGGTCCACACGGTCCCATTGGAGGTCCAAGATGGAAGATGGACGTCCTGCAGTATAGAGCGCGAGGAGAATGAACAGCCGCACATGGGGCATTTGCGTTGCATCTATGAGTCTCCTGGCTTCCTCGGGGGTAAGGTATCGGTGTCGCGGGCGGGGCTTAGGGGGAAGGGGAATTTCCGGCGCGCGTCCCTTGAGTCTCTTGCGAAGCGCAGCCCTGAGATAGCCGAGCTCGGTGTGTATCGTGCCATCGCTTGCCCCAGTCTCTCGCCGCTTGGCGGTGTAATCCCGAACCAGATCAGTGCTAATATCGTCAGGGAACAGATTCCCAAAATGAGGGGCAAGGCGCTTCCAGGCATCTTCCATCCTGCCGACCGAGAGTTTCCCTGCCTTGGTTCTGTCCGCCACATAGTCGGCCCAAATTTCTTCTATGGTCGGGTTTGGCCTGAGGATGGATTCGCGGTCGCGGGCGAATCTGGCAAGTGCGGCCCGCGCCTCAGCCGGGCTCTTTGCCGCAAGGCGCCAGCGGTGTCTCTTGCCGCCGGCGTCATACCAGACGGCGCACCAGCCCCCGCGCAGCCGGCCGAGCCGATAGTCTTCTGACATTCGAACCGCTCAACTTCTTGCGCCGCGATCCGCCATAGCTTTTCACCCACCTTGAATCCGGTCAAGCGCCCCGATTCGAGCAGGCGCTTTACACTGGACACCGAGCACTGCCAGCGTTCGGCTAGAAGCTCCGGTGTGTAGGGCCGCTCGCTCACCCCTTGCTCCCTTTGGCGAGGGCGGCATGGCGCAAACACCCATCAATGAATGTTTCAAGGCGGGCATGGCAGCGCGCGATCTCGGTAGCTTGGCTTCTGATCTTAACGGCGGCACGCCCGCATAGATTGCGGTATTCACTTATGGTGAGGGGGTAGTCGTCGCTGAGACTTGCCCGCTCGAGCGAGCGGACCAGATCGGCAACGTCATCATCCTCGGCGTGAGAAATGGCCACACTTTCTCCCATCCCCATTTCGCCCCTTACCCAACTGTCTCTCTGTTTGCGGTCATGCTCGGCTTTCTGCTCGAGCGTCATGGCGTCGTAGATTCCCCTGGCCTTCGCGAGGAGAGAGTCTAAGGCCGCCCCCGGCTTATCCGAGGGCGGCTGAGCTACATGTCCCCCGTGAGCGGTCCGTGGTAGGGATTCTTCGGCGGCATTGGGCATCACCTCCTTTTCGTCGCTGCTCATCTCACTCTTGCTCCTGTTTGAGGGCGGCGCGGATTTTGAGCGCGGCTTCTATTGACCGCCACCTGATCGTGAAGGTGTCGGTCTTTATATACTGCCCCCCGGGGTCGTAGCACTCATGCACGACGGTTAAGCCGCGGGGCTCCATATAGAACCATGTGTGGTCATCGACACGGCGCGGATGCCTAATCCGGCGCCGTTGCGCCTCACTCAGCATAGGCTTGCTCCTCAGCGCGAATAGCGGCGGCACACGCTCTGCCGTGGATTGTCAGCGAGTAGGTTGCCGGGGTACCGTTCCTGCCAGGATGCCGCCTGAAGATGCTCTTCCCGACGAGGCCATGTGCGGCGGCTCCGGCGCTTTTCGGAGCTTCGGGCAACAGGTCTTTCGCCAAGGTTCTTCTCGGGTCCCGTGACAAGCGGAGCACCATGAGCCTCTGGAATTTACTCAGCATTGTCCTTCTCCTTGGTGGCGACAGTCCGCGCCGTGTCGATTTCCTTCTGCACCATAGGATCGTCGCTCTTGCCCGGTCCTACCGCAGCAACGAGGGCATCGCGCAGGATTGAGATTTCAAACTCCGCCTCGTAACAGAGCGCAGCAATGCTCTCTTGATCGGGAGCGGGCTTGCCGAAAAGAGCACCCGAGACAACGTCCATAAGACGGGCGGTGATGTCAGTCATCCCTCTCTCTCCGGTTTGGGCGGGCGGGGTCGGGCTCCGGGTACCTCAATCACTCCCGCTCCGATCTATAGACGATGGTCCCGTCGAACTTGCGCCAGCACCAGAAGCCTCTGCGCTCTCGCTTAAGCGGTCCCATTCTGATTTGGGTTTGAGCGATCTTCGATTTCTCAGCCACATCGCGACGTGACTTTGCCTTGTGGCAGTTGGCGCAGAGCAATCGCAGATTCGACTCTCTGTTTTCACCGCCGTTGATGAGCGCAACGATGTGGTCGATCTGTCCGCCGTAGCGGACTCTAATTCCGCAATTCGCGCAGCAGTGATTTGCACGTGCGACCACCCTGGTCTTGACCCTCGGCGGGATTGGGGTGTCGTCATCTTTGCCGATCCATTCTTTGACGGTGCGGGGCATTAGAGTCGCTTCCACGCCTCAAACCGGCCCTTGAGCGACATCCACCGTTGTGCCGCGTGCGGGTCGCTGTCGAATTCCGCCCGGCTGTTCACGCCGCATATCTGCCGCACGAGGCTCGGCGGGTCGAAATCGTCGGGGTTCGCGCCGGTCGAAAGATGCTGGTAGTTTTCTTCCAGGAAGCGGTGGAACGCCGGATCGCCACAGAGGATCGCCGCCACCTGCGAATGAGAGTATTCCTGTCTTGTCTTGACCGGCGTCGGCTTGCCCGCGATCTTCTCTCCGCAGCGCCAGCACCGGCCGCCCGCCTTCTCCCAGGCCTCAACGATCTGCCGCTTGGTTGGACGCTTACGCCGCACGGCCAGCCTCCTGCTCAAGCGTGCCGCGATCGAGGCCAACCAGCGCCGCCGCATAATCCAGAACGTCGTTCATCGACTTGACGAACTCGGCATCCTTCATCGCGCGCACGGCCTGAGACTTGGCCTCGTAGTGGCTCACGGTTCTCCCGTCCACCTCGACGATGCACAGGGAATCCCGCCGCAAGTGCGCCGCGAGCTTGATTGCTTCGGCCTCAGAAGCCGCCTGGAAAACCGTCCGGTTGTACCAGCCGGTTTTGATCAGCGCGAAAGCGCGGAAGTGATCGACGGTCGGGAAATCGTCGGCCATGCCCTCAGGAAGCTGCGCCCATGCCTCCTGCAATTGGGCGAACAGCGCCCGGTGGCGCCGCATGTTGCGCGTCTGCAATTCAATCAGAGCGTATCGCTTGCCGTCCTGGAATGCCTCCTTGCAGCGCGCAAGCTGATAGGAGGTTGACGGAATGAACGCGCCATCCTTCCAGGTGAGGAGAATCGGGAGCGGCTCGCTCATGCCCGAGCCTCCTCTGACAGCGCCGCCCTCAGCGCGGCTTTGACTGGCTTCTCGCCGCCAAGATACTTGGCGCGGAGTGCGCCGAGCCGATCTTCGAGCTCGGCCAGAAAGTCCTTGACGCTCTGCTCAAGAAAGCGAATTTCATTATCGGCGCGGTGAACGCGCTTGATGAAAAGGCGCAGTTCCTCCGGCATGCGCGGATCGTAGGAGACGAAATCGCACCATTTGCGTCCGGTGCAGGCCAGCTGGAATTGCATCTGCTTCTGGTACTTGTCGGGCACAACGCCGGAAAGCAGCGTCTCGATATGCGTTGCGGTGTTCGGGCACTTGATCTCGATCAGACCCGCGTCGCCGACGAGGCCATCCGGGCTCGCGCCAGCCATGCCGATCTCAGGATGCAGGACGAAGCCACCGGGCGCGACCGCCGCATCGGCGCGGAATTCATACGCCGCTCGCGCCTCTGGCTCGCGCTCGATGCCCCATTGGATCGCAGCACTGGTGTAGCTATCGGCAGGGACGCCGGTCAGTCTCTCAGCGATCAGTTGGGCCATGTAGTTCGCGCGCGAAGCGCCCCATCCAGACTTGGTGCGCGCGGTGAGATCGGCCATCCTCGATGCCGTCACCCTGCCGCAACGGGCAGCGAACCATTCCTCGCTGTATTGCTCGATCATGATGCGTTTTTCTTTTTGGTTTCGAGCGCGCGCTTGGCCGGCTCGAATTTCGCCACCGGAATATCGATGAGCGTTTCACCCTTGACGCCGAGATAAGCGAGCAGTTTCTTGACATCGGAGCCCGTCTCCTTGACGAGCTCTTCCAATTCAAGTGCTTGCTCTGAGGATATTGTCTCGGCGCTTCCCGCCGCCTGTCCGTCGTCATCCTTGCTGGCGGCGATACCGAGGGCGGCTTTAAGCGTGTATCTCTGGAGGTAAGTGACGGCAGAGCCGATGGCTTGGATCGAGTTCTTGCTTCCCGTCGTGTCCGGGGCGGATGATAGCCAGTTCTCCTCGCTATGCCCGTCGCAATGCGAAATGACGCATACGACTTTCACCATGCCATTGCTCTCGGTGCGGAACCGGTAACTCAGGCCTTCCTCGGCCAGAACCGGATCGATTGCCTTGGCAATCGACGCTAGGTCCTCGTATTGGTATGTGCCCCCGGCCCCGGTCTTGACGTGATCCTTGAGCACGATCGGCATGCGCGCCTTCGCGCGAGCGATGGCGGCATCGAATGCCTTGCGGGCCTGATTTTTCTCCCACCGTTCCTGCAACGCCATGAGGCGTTCGAGCACCTCAACGCTCGCGCCAGAGGCTACGGCACGGTCGAGCATGGCCATCGGCGTCATCGCCGTGCTCTCTGAAGAGTCCGCCTCGAGCGGTGCCTGGCCGCACATCGCGATAGATTTGGCTTGCTCACTCATTCTGCCGCTTCCATTACCTTGGAAAGATCGACCGTCCTTGCATCCGAAAAAGCAGCCATGAGCCTGTTCGCGGTTTCCTCATCAAGGCAGAACAGGCCCAGACGAATATTGTCCTTCCCAAACGGCCCATGCCCTTCGAACTGAAGTTCGACAAATTTCTCTTCGGGATAAAAGTGCGTAGCGCGCACATGCT